AGAAGTCTAGCAAGACTTACGGCAAAACAACTAACTGGAAGAGCTACATGGGTAGTTCAAAGCACCTCACCGATGACATCAAAAGTCTAGGCAAAGATAAATTTAAGTTTGTTATCTTGGAGTTTTATAACACACGAGGTGGCCTTAATTACGCTGAAATTGCCTTCCAGATTAAATGTGATGTCATGACTGCTAAACTACCAGATGGTGAACGTCAATTCTACAACGGCCAAGTAGGTGCGGTTCGCTGGATTCCTAAAGAGTTCATATCTGAAAAGAGCAGGTTGGCGCTTGTAGGTAACCAACGAAAGCTAGGTTACACGCTTACAGATGACCAGAAACAAAATATATCGGATAGTAGGCGTGGGATGGTGTTTACGGAGGAACACAAGGAAAACATCTCTAAAGCTAAAAAGGGGACCAGACTATCTCAAGCTCACAAAGATAAACTTAGTTCACTTAGAAATCGAGCCACGTCAGTTGTTATAGAAAAGGGCGACAAGCTACACATATTTAGTTGTATACTTGACGCCGCGAAGTTTATAGGCTGTAGTGAGGGTGGTATTCGCAAAGTCCTTGCAGGGGCGCGTGACACTATCTACGACTGGAAAGTATCATACCTAAAGGAGAATAACTAATGCTTAGAATGATTGCTACAGGTACCTATATTATGAGTCTAGCTATACTAGTTCTTTCCTTGTTTGGAATCCTAGAGATTGTAGACTTTAACGCTCTAGCGGGACTTATCTTATACTTCATCTTACAAGAAGTCTCAGAGTTCGCTGCTACGGCAGTTTATGCACGGGAATCTGGAGAGGAGTAAGTTATGGGTCGAATCATACAGAAAAACTTGCCGTGTGACGACTGTGGTGGTTCAGACCCGAAACAGTTGTACGAAGACGGTTCAACCTTCTGTTTTAGTTGCAGGAAATCACACAAAGCGAAAGGAGACTATGTTAAGCCTATGGACAACGACGCAGGATTCGAAGCTGTAGAGAACTCCTGGGGGCCAAGTCTCCGTGAAGTCTCTGAGGACTACCCTATCCGGGGTTTCCGTGAACGAAACATTAACAAGAAAGTAGCTGAGTATTATGGTGTCAAAGTGTCTTATGACATTGACGGTGCTATTGATGCTCACTACTACCCTTACCATAAAGAAGGTGAACTGACAGGCTACAAGGTACGCCAGCTCCCTAAAGAGTTCAAAGCTAACGTCGGTAAAGTAAACGGCGGTCTCTTCGGACAGCACCTATTTAACGGTGGCAAACGCTTAGTAATTACTGAGGGTGAGCTTGATACTCTGGCTGTTGCTTCTGCTTGGCAGAAACGCTACGATGCTTTCTACCCTGTTGTTTCTGTTCGCTCTGCTACGTCCCTAAAAGACTTAGTAGAAGAACGTGAGTGGATTCGTAACTTCGATGAGGTTATTATCTGGTTCGATAGTGATGGCCCCGGCCAAGAAGCTATGAAAGAAGCAGCACGTATCATTGGCTATGACAAGGTTAAAGTCGCTAAGACTGCCGATAAAGATGCTAGTGACACTTGGGTTAAAGACCCCGATAAAGTTCTAAAAGCTATCTATGATGCCTGTGACTACACTCCCGCAGGTATCTTGGGTAAAGATGAACTGTGGGAACAACTAATCACCTATAACTCTCTTGAGTCTGTCCCTTATCCTCCCTTCATGGATGGTTTGAATGACAAGCTAAAGGGTATGCGCTTCGGTGAAATCACCTTGTGGACTTCAGGTACGGGTTCAGGCAAGTCTACGCTACTACGCGAGATTGCTTTCCACCTGTTAGACACCACCCCCGATAAGATTGGTATTATCTCTTTAGAGGAATCACCAGCAGAAACAGCACGTAAGATGTCAGGAATGGCTCTTAATCGAAACACAGCAGCAGAGGAAATTCCACTTGAAGAACTTAAAGACGGTTATGACAAAGTATTCGGAGATGACCGGGTACTCGTACTTGACCACCAAGGTTCTATATCTGATGGGTCTATTATGGACTTCCTTGAATATATGTGTCTCAGCGGTGCTAAGTATTTATTTGTTGACCACATCACAATTCTAGCATCGGAAGGTGCTGAAGGTCTAACAGGTAACGAAGCTATTGACTTAATTATGAACCAGCTATTACGTATGGCTAAGAAGCATAACGTATGGATTGGTTTGATTAGTCACTTAAGAAAGACAGACAACAAGGGCAAGTCCTTTGAAGAGGGCAAGCTACCGTCTATGGATGACATTCGTGGTTCCGGCTCAATTAAACAAATCAGCAATGACATTATTGCTTTTGCACGAGACGTAGGAAACTCAGATGAACTTAAGAGAAACACGATTAAAACAAAAGTCCTCAAATGTCGTTATACTGGTTTGACCGGGCCTTCTGGGGCGCTTCTGTATGACTTTAACACAGGGCGTTTAACTAAGGGACAGGACTACGATGATGAAGCCCAAAGCCAAGGCTCAGGCCAATTTATGAGGGTTTAAATGATTAAGATAATGTTAACACAAGAGTGTTGTATACTTTACTTCACGCTAGGGAGTTTGCACGATGACAGAACAAGACGCAATCCTAATAAGTATTATCCTCAACATGGCAGTGGACGGTAAGTGTGATTTATCACAACTCTCACCTAACGTCGCTGCTTTTGTTGAAGGCACAGTAGCAGATTATTATCAAGACCCTGAAGACAATGAGGCGCTGTATTGGTATGCCCACGAAGCCCTTGACACTGTATCTAAAAGGAAACTACACTAATGGAAATTAAACCTGAACTTAAGAAAACTTATGAGTACTTTCATGACTTTATCCTTGTTGTTATTAAGAGCAAAGACCATCTAGAAGTATTCCTAAACTCTTGCAATATGTCTGACGATGAAAAGACATTCTGCTGGGAGTATTGGGACATTCACCACAATGGCGGATGTGAAGAAATCGTAGAAGAAGAAGTTGAAGTAGACTTTGATGAGATGACTAAACGTCAAATCGAAACATTGGCTCGTGAAGAGTATGATGTTGAACTAGACCGTCGTCACAGCAAAGCTACACTAATCGCACAATATGAATCACTAAAAAATAACTAAGGAATAAACAATGAACAACTACGAATCATTCATCCACTTGTCACGCTACTCCCGTTTTCTAGAGGCCAAAGGTCGTCGTGAAACGTGGGCAGAGACTGTAGACCGACTGATTGGTTTCTGGAAAGGTGAAGTTAGTAATAATGTAATTACTGACGAAGAATTCCAACAACTAACAGATGCAGTTTACAATCGTGAAGTGATGCCATCGATGAGAGCTATGTGGGCTGCTGGCCCTGCTCTTAATCAAAATCCCTTCCGTGGCTACAACTGTAGCTTTACGTCTGTCAACCACATTCGTGTGTTTGATGAAATCTTGTACATCCTAATGTCAGGTACAGGCGTAGGCTTCTCTTGTGAAGCTGCAGCTGTTAACCAACTCCCTATTATTAACGACTCGTTTAATCAGTCAGAACGAACTATATCTGTTGAAGACTCAGCAGAAGGTTGGGCTAAAGCTGTACGTAAGCTAATCGCTGAACTATATCTGGGTAACACACACCAGTGGGACTTCTCTAAGATTCGCCCAGAAGGTGCGCGTCTAAAGACTATGGGTGGTCGTGCCTCTGGTCCAGCTCCACTAGAAGACTTAATGCGCTTTATTACTGCTACCTTTAAAGAGGCTGCTGGTCGTAAGCTACGTTCTATCGAAGTACATGATATTGTTTGTAAGATTGCTGAAGTAGTAGTTGTTGGTGGTGTTCGCCGTTCTGCTCTTATCAGCCTTTCAGACCTTGGAGACCCAGAAGTACGTGATGCTAAGTCTGGTCGTTGGTGGGAAACTACTGCACACCGTGCCTTGGCTAACAACTCAGCTGCATACGAACAGAAACCTTCTATGATGGTATTCATGGATGAGTGGCTGGCTCTTATGAAGTCTGGCTCTGGTGAGCGTGGCATCTTTAACCGTGCTGGCGCTCGTGCCCTAGCACCTGAACGTCGTAACTCTGACCTGTTGGTCGGTACTAACCCTTGTGCTGAGATTCAGCTTCGCAATAGCCAACTGTGTAACTTATCAGAGGTTGTGTGTCGTGTAGACGATACAGAAGAAGACTTGGCTCGTAAAGTTAAACTTGCTACAATCCTTGGTACACTCCAAGCATCCCTTACTGAATTTAAGTATGTTCGTAAAGTATGGCAGAAGAACTGTGAAGAAGAGCGCCTACTCGGTGTGTCCTTGACAGGTATTCAAGATTGTAAAATCCTACGCAACCCAGACCCTGAT